GGCGGTGCGAAGGACGGCAATCAGGCGGGCATCGCTATGGCTCACGCTATCGCAATGATCGAGCAATCTCCTGAGCTGGCGTCAGAATGCAAAATCAACCGCAACGAAAAGTCGATCGAGCATTTGCCGACACGGTCAAAGTACAAGCCGCTTTCCAGTGCGAACGAACGCACGAAAACAAGCAAGGAAGGAATCAACGGAAACATCCTGATTGACGAAACGCACGTTGTGGACAGGGACTTTATCAAGATCATATCAAGGGCTGGCATCAGTCGCGTTGAGCCATTGCATTTGGACGCATCGACGGCAGGAAACAATCCTGACGGATATGGCAAAGAGCGACAGGACTACGCACGCAAAGTGATGGCCGGTGAAATCCAAAACGACAATCTATTCGTCGCGATCTATGAAGCTCCGCAGGATCTGTCTGACGAAGAACTCGACGCGGACCCAATAAAGTTTGGCAAGATGGCAAATCCAGCATGGGGACACACTGCACACGAAGAGGAATTCCTTGCTGACTATGCACGAAGCAAGCAATCAATCGAGGCGATCGCTGACTTCAAGATGTACCGGCTGAACATCTGGCAGCATTCTTCAAACCCCTGGATCAAAATGGACCTGTGGGATAAGTGCTGCGGCGAATTGTCCGACTGGATGGAAGCGGACGCAATCGGCGGCGGACTGGACCTCGGTGGACTGGACGACCTCGCCAGTTGGGCGATGGTTGCACGATTCCCGTTCGACACGGATGAGGACGGAAACATTGTGTACAGATTCGAGGGGCTCGTCCGGTCATTCATCGGCGACGATGTTCGGCGTGACGTGACGAAATTCCCGTTCAATACTTTCGTCACTGCGAATGAATTGAAGGTGTCAGGCTTCCCGATTCGAGACTTAAAGAAAACACTGGTTGAGGGATGCCATAAGTACCGGGTATCGGCGGTCGGTTATGATCCGCACGGGGCACAACAAATGGCGGAAGATCTGACGGCGGAGTCGATAGAGGCTGTGTCGTTTTCGCAGTCGTATTCCATGTTTAACGAGCCGATTAGATCATTCACGGAAACGATTCAGGCAGGCAGGTTTATACATGATGGCGACTCTCTGTTAAAATGGTCGGTCAAGAATGCGTACGTAAAAAAATCTGCGGCTGGTTTACTAATGTTCGACAAGTTAAAGTCTGTCGAAAAAATAGACCCGGTTGTCGCGTTGACGATGGCGTATCGAATTTGCTCTTTGGCACCAGCAAGAGCAACAGGTTCACTTTTTATCTATTAACCGGGTGGGCTGGAACAAAAACAAATGGCAATGTTCGCCAACGCATACAGTCGTGCAATAAACCGCTTTTCAGGCGGCTTAATCGGCTGGCTATTCGGTGACGGGGAAGGCTACGACCAAGATCAATACATGACGGCTACAAGGGCACTGTCGTATGCTCCCGTCTGGAATTGTGTGTCGAGAATCACGGGTGCGTTTTCGGTCATGCCACTAAATATCCACCGGGAGCAGGGCAAGAATAAGACGATTCAAACTCGGCACAGCAGTTACGAGCTGTTCCGCTGGCGTCCGAATGCGTACCAAACGCCGTCAGTGTTTAAGCAGCAGATGATGTGCCACGCTTTGCTGTGGGGCAATGCTCGCTCGTTTATCGTCCGCGATGGTTTACGTCCGACTGAACTGATTCCACTATTGCCAGATTCAACTGCAACAGTCATGATGGCGGGCGAAAAGTGGCACGTAACAATCGTTGATGAGCAGGCACGATTGCGGCTGTTCCGTGGCGATCCGATGAAGGCCGAAGATTATATTTGGCTGCCGGATTTTGATGTGTGGCATATCCCAGGGCTTGGATTTGACGGGCTGGAAGGCAAGTCACTGATCAGCCTTGCGAAGCAGTCTTGGTCTATCGGATTGAACTCCGAAAAGCATATAGTGACACAGCAAAAAAAAGGTTATGCAGGCGGATTGATGCTTGAGGCGCCGACTGGTGCGTTCCGTTCCGTGAAAGATGCTCAGGAGTTTCTTGAGGCGTTCAAAAAAAATCACGAAGGGGCCGACAACGCTGGAACGATTGGGATGCTTCGGGAAGGCATCAAGGCGAACATGATGGCGATGAGCAACACAGATGCTCAGTTCATCGAACAAAGGAAGTTTCAGCGTGAAGACGCTGCGCTGTGGTTTGTGATGCAATCCATTCTTGGCGACTCAACAGGCAATTCGTACGCATCGTTGGAGCAAAAAAACCTTGCCCAACGGATGGAATGCCTTGCGCCGTGGTCAACAAAGATTGAAGAAGAAAGCGATCTGAAACTACTGACACAATCCGAACGGCAGCGAGGCTACTATCACAAGTTCAACGATGGGGCTTTGCTGCGAACTGAAAAGAAAGCAACGATGGAATTTGTATCGGCTGGAATCGCGGCAAGAGTTCTTAGTCCAAACGAAGGCCGATCATACTTCGATTTGAATCCATACGATGGCGGCGACAAGTACGAGAACCCGAACACGATCGCGAAGACAACTCCAGCGGCAACACCGGCAGACAATCCAAAGCCTGATCCCGCTCCGCAGAACGCAGCGATAAAGTCGCGAATCGATCACATGATCGAAGTCGAATGCAAGAAAGTAGCCGAGTCAGCGACGCGAGCGACAGCGAACGGACTGAACTTCCTACAGTGGGTGGATAATTTCTACGATACAAACTGGCAGCCGAAACTCGAATCAGTGTTTACTGAATTGGGGCTTGAAGATTCACGGGCGTCCGCGTGGTGCCATGAATCGAAGCAAAGACTACTGAGCTGCTGTGATTATTCGACCGTGGAAACACTGCCGAAAAACGTGGCGGATTGTGTTTTTTCATGGAAAATCAGGGAATACTGAGAGGAAACCGCAAATGTTTGCATTCGATCTGAAGAAGTCTGAAATCTACATCTACGACGTAATCGGAGATCCTGATTTCGGCATGGTGGGGGCGATGCAAGTCATCGACGCTCTCAAGCAAATGGAGGGCAAGCGGGCCACCGTCAGGATCAACACGCCTGGCGGATCAGTCGATGAGGGTATCGCAATTTACAACGCAATGACGCGGCATCCTGGCGGCGTGGACACGGTCGTTGATGGCATTGCAGCCTCAATGGGCAGTTATCTGATGCTGGCCGGTGAGTCGCGAACCATATCGAAAAATTCGATGGTGATGATCCACAATCCAATGACGATCGCATGGGGCAACGCGATTGAACTGCGAAAGACAGCGGATATTCTCGACAAGTATTTGGAGCGAATGCTGCCTGACTACGCTGCGAAGACTGGCAAGACAGAAAGCGAACTGCGGCCACTGCTGGACGCTGAGACGTGGTACGTCGGACAGGAAATCATCGACAACGGGTTCGCGATGTCAATGGACGACAGCGACGGCAAAGACCCCATGATGAAGGGGCTGAAGACGATTGCGGCAAAATCCATCGCGGCGGGTTTGGCTCCGAATGCACTGTTCAAAAAACGGATTGCGGCGATCGGTAAATCGATTGACGCACATCCGAAGCTGACGGCGGCACGGGTGGCATTAATGCAATTACAATCTGAGGAAGGGTGAGTTATTCGATGAGTGAGAACATATTTGAAAAAGACTTCACTCCGCAATGTCAGCATCTGGCGTGGCTGGTGGAACATCTTGACGGGTGGCAATTCGGAGAGCAGGGGTTGATTCCGGCGATTCTGAAAGCGTTGAGGCTATCCAAGGGATTTTGTATAGAATTTGGGGCAGGTGACGGCGTTTCATTACCGATCACGATCGCCGAAATGTATAGACAAGATCCGCTGGCGTGCGTATTGGTGGAAATTGACGAATCAAGACGCGAATCGCTTCGCAGTTTGTATCCACTTGCAACGATTCTGAATACACTGAACTGGGACATAAAGTACATCGATGAATCGAATGTTGTTGTGATCGACATCGACGGATCTGATTCTGTCGTCATGCGTGAGATGCTGCAAGCTGGCGTCCGTCCTGCGTTGCTGGTCGTTGAGCACTTCGACCGGCATTACCCGATCGCGACGTCGTTTCCTGATCCGATTCCACAATGGATGCTCGGCATAAAACTTGAAAGCGGACACGCGATCCAAGACACTGCCGAGACTTTGCACGCCATTGCAGGGAAATTTGGTTACGAGCGAATCGGATTTAATCGGTGCAATTCGTTCTTCGTGCGGCGTGAGTTGTTCACGGCGTTATTCCGTTGACACGCCAGACGTAATTTGCTAACGTACGGATTCAAGGCGGGAAATCCCGCACAAATTCAAACCGATTGAACTCCGCCAGACTCTTCAGCCGTGCGGCCAACAATTTGGAACTACCAAGTTTCATTTGCAGGCCATCACGGCTGTTTTCGTTTTGCTGGCCTGCTCACAATCAGCAGGAACCACAAAATGAAGTCATCAAGCCAGATCCGCGAAATGAAAGCGGAACTTACCGAAGAACTTGACGCAATTGTCGCAGTTACGGAACGCGAAGAACGCGATTTGAGCGACGAAGAAGCCACGCGATGCTCGGAGATCACCGACAAGCTGATCCCGACACTTAACAAGCAGTTGAAATCAGCGTTCGCAATCGAAAAAGAACGCAACAGCCGCATGGAAACACGGATGATTGACAAGATTGAAGAAACTCGCGTTGAGTCTGGGCGCGTCGATGCCGGTGCCGATAAAAACATGACGCGGTTTACGTCAATCAAAATTCCTGCCAAAGCAAAGAATTACGGAAAGCTGACAGCGTTTGTCGGGGAGCACGCAGAGCGTGACGCTTACGTGTCGGGCCAGTTCATTTTGGCCAACATCTTCGGCAATCAAAACGCCGCACGTTGGTGCAACTCAAATGGGATGCAAGTCAGCAACCTGATGAGCAGCAGCGACAACAGCAAGGGCGGGTTTTTTGTGCCTGACGAAATGAGTCAGGCGATTGTCAGGCTTCGCGAAGAACGCGGCATTTTTCCGCAGTTTGCGAATCGTGTACCGATGGGATCTGACATTATTCGTATTCCGCGAATCCTGACAGACGTCACGGCGTACTGGGTCGGGGAAAACACGGAAATCACTGCTTCCGATCCAGTTACTGGCGAAGCTGAATTGATGGCTCGCAAGCTGGGAGCATTGACAAAAGTTTCCTCAGAACTTGACGAGGATGCTGT